TGGACTATTATGCCGCAAAGTCTGTTGGAATTTCGGATGCACAATTATACAAACAGGCAGGAAACAGCATTGTAGTAACAGTACTGGAAGCAATATTCAGAAATTTGTTTTTCAAGAAGCATAGAAGAAAACAAGGGATTATAGCGGAACAGATTAGAATATTTTAGGAGGATAGATGAAAACTGTAAGAATAAACGACCTAGTAAAAAGAAATAAACAAATTTTAAAAAGAAGAAAGGTTATTGAAAAGAAATTAAAAGAGTTGCAACAAGAAGATAACGAACTTCTGAAGGAGTTGGAACGAAACAACAACTTCTTTGTGAAACGAGGAACGGAACAGATTAAATGAAAATAAAACTCATTTGTATAAGGATAGACAATAACGAATTAAAAACAACAGACAAAAACGAATGGCTTAAATTTATAAAAAGTCATCGAGGAAAAGTCAAAAGCATAGAGCAGTTTAACTGGGAGATTCCAGAAAATAAATTGCAGAAGGCTTTGGAATATTCATTTGATGAATTGTATAAATTTAAGTTGGAAGAGAATAGGAGGGAAACAGATTGATAAAACTAGAGTTATCCGTAATACCGCCATCTGTAAATACATTGTGGGTAAATAAGTACAGAGGACGGTATAAATCAAAAAGAGGCAAGGAATTTGAAGAAATAGCCTGTAGAGAACTTAAAAGCCAATTTAGGTACAAGCCTTTGGCTAGTAGTTTAAAAATCCATATAAGGCTTTATTTCAAGGATAAGAGAAAAAGAGACATAGACAACTACAATAAGGCTATTTTAGATTCAATGACTAAAATTGTTTATGAAGATGATTCGCAGATTGAAGAACTTAACGTGAAAAAGTTAGTTGGTTGCGGATTTGATAAAGTGGAAATAGAAGTGGAGGAAATATTTGAGCTTTAAGGAACATAACAACAGAAAAATAGCCAAAAAACTTGCTGAATATATCACGGGGACGGAATTGAGGCAGTATTTGGCTAGAAAAGTTAAAAAATATATCAAAATTGATAATCCTGTAATATTTGATGGTGCTATTGGAAGCGGACAACTAGAACAATTTATAACCCCTTCCAAAGTCTATGGTGTAGATATTCAGGAGCAATCTGTATCGACTGCAAGACAGAATTACAAAGATACAGATTTAGAGATAAAAAGTTTTTTTAACTATGATAGAAATGATTTTATAGCAGATGCTGTTGTAATGAATCCACCTTTTTCAATAGAGTTTAAAAGTTTGACAGATGAAGAAAAAGAGAATATACAAAAGGAATTTGATTGGAAAAAGAGTGGAAAAGTTGATGACATATTTGTTTTAAAATCACTTAAATATACAAAAAGATTTGGGTTTTATATTCTTTTCCCTGGAGTATGTTACAGAAAAACGGAACAAAAATTTAGGGAACTGATAGGAAACAATTTAGCTGAATTGAACTTAATAAGAAATGCTTTTGATGATACAACGATAGAAGTAATTTTTATTGTTGTAGATAAAGAAAAAACATCAAGAGAACTGGAACAGGAAATATATGACTGCAAATCAAAAAAACAAATACATCATGAGATTTCTGAAATTTCCGAAAACTTCAGATGGGAAACTCCGCACGAAGTTGTCGAAAAAGAAGAAATTGATATAGATGAACTCAACAAAACTATTTCTGAAGGTTGGATAAGGAGTTTTGAAAAAAACCTTGAAATTGAAATATTTCTAAAATCCGAACTAGGAGCTGATATAGATGTGCTCGGAAACATAAAAAAGGTTAGGGTCATATGCGATAAATTCGAAAAACAATTGAAAGGAAATAAAAAATGCAGTTCGATGACATCACAAGAGAAGCAATTGAAATTATTCAGTCTATTTACGGCATTGCAACAGTAAGACTTATTGATATATTTGATATAAGATTCAACAGTAAAAAAGACGTTTTTGGAAGAAAGGATATAGTTGAAAACGGATATCCAGCAATATTCTTTAGCGACGTATCAAGAAAATATGATATTGTTGTTGAAAACATTGAAAGCAAAATTTCAGAAGAGTTATTCAAAGTATCAGATAAAATGAGTGAAAATGATATTTTAGTAACTCTTGAGGAATTTGACAAGATTCACGTTGGAAGAGCCGTGCTATATACTGGATTAAAAGAAGTAGCATTAAATGGCTATGTTGCAGTATTAACTTTAAAAGAAAGTTTTAAAGACTTGATAAATCTTAAATATATTTCATTTTACATGAATTATTCAGATTTTTTTAGAAAACAAGTTTTTAAAAATTCAACAGGAGTAAGAGTTCAGAGAATTTCAAAACAAAACTTTGAATTTATGGAAATAAAACTTCCATTTCTTAAAACTCAAGACAAAGTAATGGAGAAATTCGAAACATTTAACAAAGGATTTAAAATAGTTTCAAATAGCATCGAAAACGAAATTGAAAAAACAGCACTTGCAAAAGAGTTTATTATGCAAGAGATATTTAACAAAATGGAGGAATTAAAGAATGGAACAATGGAATAAATTAGTTGGATTAGTAAAAGAATTTTATATTTCGTTCGGTCAACAGGAATTTTTGGAAAAAGAGATAACTGACGAAAGAATAAAATTAAGAGAAAAATTATTTGATGAAGAATTGAAAGAATATGAAGTGGCAGAAAAAAATAACAACAAGGTTGAAATGCTGGATGCTGTTTGTGACATGTGTTACATACTTATCGGAACGTTGTTGGAAATACATAAAGGCGATGTTGAAGCTGTAAGAAATGTGATTTATTTTGGAGAGTATGATAAAAGTAAATTTATTTTTGAAAAAGTCTTTAAAAATGAGTTTAATGATATTTTTGTGAAAGCATTTGAAGAAGTTCACAGAAGCAATATGTCAAAACTTGAAAATGGAAAAGCAATTTTCAGGGAAGACGGAAAAATTTTGAAAGGGAAAAATTATTTTAGACCTAACTTAAAACAATTTATTTAATAAAAGTAGGAGGAAAAAGAATGAATGAATTAATGAATGTAGAAAACAGAAACACATTGACAAGTTTAGAAGTAGCACAAATAGTAGGAAAAGAGCATAAAAATATTTTAGCTGATATTAGGGATGAAACCAGTAAATTAGGAGAGGAAAGAGGTCGGCTAATTTTTCAGCCAACGACCTATATAGATAATTTTAACAGAAGCCAACCAATGTTTCTTTTGAACTATAAGGGAGTATTGCAACTTGGGGCAAGATATAATGCTGAAACGAGATTTAAACTTATTGAAAAAATTGAACAGCTTCAAAAACCGATGACAATAGAAGATATGATCATATTGCAGGCAAATGAAATGAAGAGTGTCAAGCATAGAATTGATATCGTAGAAAATAAAGTTGATAACGAGATAAGAATAGACCATACGGAACAAAGAAAATTGCAGAAAACAATAGCAACAAGAGTTTATCAAAGACTAGAATCAATAAACGCAGACAGAAAAATGTTGTTTTCAGCAATTTACAGGGATTTGAAAGATAGATTTGGAGTTGCAAGCTACCGTGATATTAAGAGAAAAGACTTGACTGAAGCATTGGCATACGTACAGAACTGGATAGAAAAAGCAGAATTGAGGAATTGAGATAGAAGAGATTAAGTTGATAAAAGGACAATGACAACTGAATAATAACTGTGAAAGCATTGCTTTTTTTGAAATTCAGGATATAATATATTATTCCGAAGAAAGGAAATAAAATGTGGAAAATGTATAACGAAACCAAAGCAGATTTAAAAGTCAAAATTGGTGGTTCTGATGAAATTGATGCAAAAGAACTGTCAGAATTTTTAAAAGGAACGTACGATACTTTAGCAAAAATAACATCAATAAATGCAAAGGATTCTTATTTTAAATTAAATTTCAAAGCTTCAGATAAAGGTTCTGTTATTTTAGATTTTTCTGCGATAACTCCTGAAATTTTAAAAATAACAGGATATGTTGTATCGGCGGCAACGATAATAAAAATGTATTTAGAGATTATAAAATTAGTAAAAGACTTAAAAGGGAAAAAATTTAAAAAAATAGATTCTGATACTGGAAATATAACTAATTATTATGGAGAAGTTAATAATTATAATATCGAAACTGTAAATTTATATTTATCAAATCCAGATGTAAGTAAAGAAATAAAAAAAAGTATAAAAAAAATAAAAGATAGAGAAAATTTAAAATATTTTCTCAACAATGAAGATGCAGAATTAGAATTATCTAAAGAAGATATGAACGTAATGACTGCGGAAGAAAAAGAAACTGAAGATACAGAAGAAGAATTGGAAAATTTATTAGAAAATATAGAACTGAAGGTATACAAAGTACCTTTTCAAGGAAATTCGCAATGGGATGTAATTTTTAATAATGAAATTACAAAAGTCTCTGTTTGGGATCAAGAATTTTTAAAAAAACTTCATGCTGGAGAAATCTTACTTAGTTCACAAGATATATTCATTGTGGATATGAAAGAAGTTAAAGAAAAAGATAAAGTAAAATATTATATTTTAAAAGTACAGGAGGTAAAAAGATTAGAAAATATAAAAATTTATTAAATCACAGTTATTAATTTAGCTGTGATTTTTTTATGGAGGAAAAATGGATGAAAATGTATCAGAAAAAATAAAAATTAGATTACTAAGTGGAATCGAAGTAAATGAAAGTGATTTTAATTTCATGAAGTTGAACGCCAATTTGTTTAAGAATATTAAATTTATCAAGAAAAGGAAGGCAAGAAAAAAATGGCTTACACGGAAATTGACAGAGAAAACAAAAAGATAAAGTTTTATTTTCCAACCAATAAGCCAGCAAAGAGGATAAAAGAATGGCAGGAAGAACTGAAAGCGTATGATATAGAAATAATACCGCAGAACACTATAACAGATGATCAGATGAAACTTTGTTATATCTTATTTGACCAGTTTGCAAATTCGAAAGGTTGGGATTTGGATTATACAAAAAATTATTTTAAGGCCGTGTTTGGAACAGTATATGAAATAAATAATTTCAGTTTGTCACCAATGAAAAAGAACGCCTTAACTTTGGAGCAGGCAACAAACTTTATACAGTTTATAATTGAGTTTGCAATAGAACAGGATGTAAATTTGTATATATTGGATCCAAGAGATAAAAGAGCGAGACATATAAGAGAAATAGTTCCAGATATACAGAGATATGTTATAAGTTGTTTGAGAAAAAGAGTGTGTTGTGTATGTGGAAGAACTCATAATGAATATAATGCGGTAGATTTGGAGCATTATGACACAGTTGCAAGCACAGCAGGAACTTATGAAAATGATGACGGATTGCACAGTAGATTTTTGAGTTTATGCAGATATCACCATACGGAGATACATAACGTCCCTAAGCAAGAATTTTTAGAAAAGTATCATTTGGAAGCGGTTTATTTAAACGAAAGGCTAGTCCATGAACTGCTGGAAGTTTATCCAAATCACTTTAAATTGTTTAGGAAAAGATTGAAAGAGGGATATTATAAAGGAATTATAAAGGAGGTGGAATAATGGAAATAATAATAAGAATTATAAATGCACTAATCACAACAACAGCTGTTTTGGTGCTGGTAAATTTTATTTACGGATTAGTAATGAAATTTAAAATCAAGATGAAGACATTTAAATTCAACATAAGCAACTTGATAATATTTTTAATTGCTATGATTGTAAATCTATCCGTGATTTACGGATTGATTTGGATTATAAAATTTTTTGCGATTAGAGTGTGAAAGGGTTGCAAATGTTGAAAAAATAAGGTATAATTAGGAGGTAAAATTGAACATAAAAAAAGAACTTACAAAAGATGATATAACAGAATTATTAAAAGATGAAGAAATTTTATATTTACTTGAGGATCTAAAAAAATCTAAAGAGCGTCAAGAAGATATAAAAATAACATTAGTATTAAAAAAAGGTAAAATTACTGGAAAAGAATATACAGTAAGAAAATTTAATAATAAAAACAGGGCAAGATAAACCACAGATGTGTGAGCCACTGAATAGATAGATTAGAAATAGTCTATTTGTTTGGTGGCTCTTTTTTTGTCTAAAAATCAAAGAAAGGGGGAACAAATGTCGGTTATATTATTGATTGCAAGTTTTTTTATTAATATAGCAGTAATATTGATACTATTTCAAATTATTTGTTATGGGACAAAAAAATACATAAAAGAAAGAATCAAAAGAAATTTGGAACTCTTAGACAAATTAGAAGAGATTGAAAAAGATATAGACAACAAGATAGATGGATTAAAGATAATGATATATGATAAATATCTTGATAGATGTAGAGTAGGAATGAAGAAACAAAGAGAAGAAGACAAAGGATTGAGAGATAAGCTAGTAGAATTAGAGAATAAATACTCGAAATAGCAAATACACCAAACAATCGTTAAAGCGAAAACAAAGAAAAAAAACAAAATTTTGATTAAAAAGGTACTTCCAGAGAGACAAAAAAGAGCGAACGGGTTCGAAGCCCCAGAAAAAATATGGGTACAATGTTTTTGAAACTTTAGTTCCGTACCAGAAAGGCGGTGTTTATGGTAGTTAAGGAAGGTCAAATTGTAAGAGCAATGGATTTAGCAAAAATGCTTGGTGTTTCAGATAGGCATATTAGGGATTTAGCTAATGAAAATGTTGTAAAAAAAACGGCACAAGGAAAATATCTGCTTTTAGAAAGTGTACGTGGGTATATTGAGTATTTAAAATCTAGGAATGATGCTGATATTAGCTTAAAAGATGAAAAAATTAAGGAAGAAACTAAAAGGATTATTAAAGATACCGAAATTAAGGAACTCAAAATTAAAGAATTGAAAAATCAATTGCATTCGGCTGATGTTATTGAAAAAGTAATGACAGATAGTCTTATAAATATGAAAGGTAAATTGCTTTCCTTATCTAACAAATTAGCACCGCAAATAATAGCATTAGATAATTTGGGAGAGATTCAAGATGTTATCCAAGATGGAATATTCGAAGCGTTGGAAGAACTTAGTGAATATAATCCAGAGATGTTCAGAAGTAAAAACTTTGTTGAAGACGATGAAGAAGAGGAAATGGAGGTTAAAAATGAAAAAAGAAAGCATGGCAGACCTAAAAAGAGCCAATGATTTATTTAAAAAGATTTTTTCAGTACTTAAACCTCCGCCAAAACTTACAATTGACACTTGGTCTGACAAATATAGGATTTTATCAACTAAGACTTCTAGCGAACCAGGACGGTGGAATACTGATAGAGTTCCATTTCAAAGAGAGGTAATGAGAGCGATATCAGATAAAAGGACTGAGAAGGTTGTAATGATGTATGGAGCTCAACTATCTAAAACTGAAATACTTATGAATACATTTGGGTTTTATGCTGATTATGATCCAGCTCCAATCATGTTTTTAATGCCTACCAAAGATATGGCTCAAGATTTTTCAAGCACTAGGCTTAACGATATGATTTTGAGTACTCCACAACTTAGAAACAAAATAATTGAGAGCGATAATTCAAGGGATACTAAAAGGCAAAAGGAATTTGCTGGGGGTTATATAGTTTTGACTGGAAGTAATTCTGCGGCGGAATTGTCAAGTAGACCGATTAGGATTTTATTAGCTGATGAAATTGATAGATTTCCGTCTAATGTAAAAGGCGAAGGTGATCCACTTAATCTAGCAATTGAAAGGACCAAAACATTTTGGAATAAAAAAATTGTGCTTACAAGTACGCCAACCATTAAAGGTGGAAGTAGAGTAGAACTGGAATACGAGAACAGCACAAAAGAAGAGTATTATGTGCCTTGTCCAAAATGTGGAGAAATGCAAACGTTAAAGTGGAGAAATATCATGTTTGAAGATGTGACACACAAATGTGAAAAATGTTTGGAAACTTCTAGTGAGTACGATTGGAAAAGAAATCTTATCAAAGGAGAATGGAGAGCACATAATAGTGAAGTTGACAGGTTTCAAGTAAGAGGATTTCATATTTCGGAACTTTATAGTCCGTTTTCTAAATGGAGTAGCATTATTAATAAATTTAAAGCGGCAAAAGGTGATGAACAGCTTATGAAAGTATTTGTTAATACAGCTCTTGGGGAATGCTGGGAAGAAAAAGTTGAAAGATTTAACTTTGAGGAAATACAAGCGAGAGCTGAAGATTACGGCGAATACTTGAATCATGAAGATGGAACTTATGAGGAAGTAGAAATTCCTGACAAAGTCAATGTGCTTACAGCTGGTGTCGATGTTCAAGACAATAGACTTGAGGTTGAAATCGTTGGATGGGCAAAAGGTGAAGAAAGCTGGGGTATTTATTATAAAGTTATTATGGGAAATCCTGCTTTGCCTTATGTTTGGAATGAATTAGACCAAATTTTATTGAAAGATTATTCTTATCAGAACGGAGAAAAAATAAGGGTTGCTTGTGCTTGTGTTGATACAGGTGGGCATCATACTGATGACGTTTATAGGTATGTGAAAGCAAGGGAACAACTAAATATATTTGGTATAAAAGGAAGTGGAGAAACTGGGAGACCTCTTATTTCGCGTCCTAGTAAGAACAATAAAGGAGGAATTTCCTTATTTGTCTTGGGAGTTAATACTGGGAAAGATACAATAATGAGTAATCTTAAAGTAAAAGAACCAGGAGCTAAATATATGCATTATCCAAGCAATCCTAAGCGTGGATATGATGAAATTTATTTTAAAGGACTTACGTCCGAAATAAAAGTTGTTACATTTAGCAAAGGACAAGCTAAAATCGAGTGGAAAACAGTAGGAGATAAAAGAAATGAACCGCTCGATATTCGTAATTATGCACAAGCTGCATTAAGAATTGCTAATCCAGATTTAGACATTAGGTACTCAACCGATTTGTTAAATGGATTAAGAACACAGAGAGTTAGTAGAAAAAGAAAAATACTGTCGAAAGGAATTAAGTAAATGGGAAAATCGAATTATTCAAGAGAATATATTTTAGAAATGATAGTTGAATATGGTAAAGCTGAACGAGCAGTTTTAACAGGAAAAAGCTATAAAATTGGGACAAGAGAACTTACTCGAATGGGAATAGATGAAATAAGAAAAGGGAGAGCTTATTGGGAAAATGAATTACAAAAATTAAATAGTATTGGAAAAAGAAGAGTGAGAAGAGGAGTTCCTAGAAATCTTTAAGTTAGAAAGAGAGGTGTGATATGAATTTAATTGACAATTTAGTGGCAGTATTTAATCCGCAAAAAGGAGTAGAAAGATTTAAAGCAAGAAGAAAACTGGAAATTTTAAATACAGGATATTCCAATCACGGAGCTTCAACTACTAAAAAAGCAATGATAGGTTGGCAAAGTACTGCGGGCGGTGTAAAAAAAGATATTTATAAAAATCGTAAGAAATTGATTGAGCGTTCAAGAGATTTATATATGGGAACTTCTGTTGCAACTGGAGCATTGAAAACCATTAACACAAATGTTGTGGGAAGTGGTTTGAAATTAAAAGCGGCTATTGATAGTGAAACAATAGGGATAAGTGATGATGAAGCGGCTAAGGTAGAAGAAATGATTGAAAAAGAATTTGAACTTTGGTCGAAAGATAAGATTGATAATTTAGGAACTATGAATTTTTATCAAGTTCAAGA